TGAAGATTCTAATTTCTTTAAAGATAAAACGGCAGCTTTTAATTTTGGAGAAGATACTTTTTTCTCTGAAGCTTGTATCGCTAAAGCGGCAACAGAATCTGTTAATGCCTTAATTTGATCTTGAATACCAGCTAAATTATCTTGGCTTCTGGAATTTAAAAGCATTAACATTCCATTTAATTTATCTTCTAAAGAATTTGAATATGCAGCCTCACCAATAGATCGTTCATTTAACTCACTAGGTACCACAGAATCAATTTCTTTTTGAGCAACTTGCTTTTCTATCAATTCTTTTTTTACTGACTCTGTATAAACCTCAGAGCTTGGTAAAACAGACAAAACAGGTTTTAATGTTGTTTCTTCAAATTTCTTAAAAGAAGCTAAAGCATTATTTGCATCACGTGTAATACCAGCGAAAGAATTTAAATAAGAAGAGTAATTTCTTTTGCTTAAATAAAGTTTCATTGCCTTAAATTTATCACGTGTGCTTTTTTCAATAGATTTTGCTTTACGCAATTCTAATTCTGTATTTTGTGCAAATTGTTTGAATTTAGGATCAACTCGGCAAAGTTCATTTACACTTGAACCAAAGAAAAAGTTTATAACCATAGAGCCAGCAAATGAATCCAATAATGAATCCATAACGCCAGCGGTTTTTACAAATTGTTGTCGAGACAATCTCGCTTCTTTTGTACCCATTCTTTGCAATAAATTTTGTATTTCTTGCTTTTGTTTTTCAGAATAATTTTTGGATTTATTTCGATAAAGATTCTCAGCAAATTGTTTTACATATTGGCTATTTTCAATATCTGAAGAAAATTCAGCACCTTTTGCAGTAATTTCACCTAAACGATAATAAAAATTAGAAATATAAGTGGAAGCCAAAACATAATCTTTATCTTTAATAGCACTTGTTGCATTTTTTAGAATTCTTTCAAATGTATCTGAAGAGCTAAAACCACTTGCATCACCAATTGCTATTTTACGAATATCACCATCAAGCGCGCGAATAGCATCACCGTATTGTTTTAAATCAGATGAAAAGAATTCTGCGATAGTTCCAGCAATATTTGTATTAAAATAAAAGAAGTTTCCAACTTCGTATTCAGATTGAGCTTTTTTTTTCATTTATATTTCTCCAAAAGAAATGAGATAATATTCATATTATTCAGGCAATCCAGGTGCTGGCATTGGTGGAGGAGCGCCTAAATCTGTTGGTCCACCTGGCAATCCCATTCCGCCTGCATCACCTTCTGGACTCTCACCAGGCACAATCTCATCTTTTGCCTCTGGAATTTCATCATCATCATTTAATGATCTTAGTTCATTCAATGTCATTGTTTCAAGAGAAGCTTTTTCTTTCTTTAGAATAGCTTCTTGAACCAATTCTTTTCTCATTTTAATAACTTCATCTTGATAATCTAAACCAAGTGATCTATACAATGTATGAGAAGATACACGCTTTGAACCATCTTGACCTGGTGTTGCCAATTCTTTTAAGGTAGAAATATAATCTGTGGCATCAAACAAATTCATGTGATTCCAGTCAACTTCTGGAATAATCAATTTTTTAACATCACCATCATATTCATAAAATTCATGAATTTGTGCGATTGGAGCAAATACCTTTGTCTTAAGCCAATTTGACATTATATTTCTAAATGTCATATAACGTTGACGTAATACATCCAATGCCACACCACCATTGGCATAACTAATATCTGATGAACCATCCATAACCACAGATGGAACCATTAAACCAATATACATTTCTTTTAATAATTGTGTGATATCATTTCCAATATCATAAATACCACTACCAAATCCAATTCTATCAATAGTTACACCATCATGAGTAAATATCTTGAAATTCTTATCACCCTCAGCTTGTTCAAAAGTAGCCCTATAGGCTTCTAAGTCAGCTAATGTTGGCTTAAAATCAGCGCTACCAATTTTAACAACAGTTGTTGGATTTACCATAGATGAAGCTTGAACATATTTACTTTCACGCAACATATCAAAAAGCATTAGATTTCTAAAAATAGATAATGGTAAGCCGGAGCCACGAACTTCATAGGAAGAAGTTTTATTTGCCAAATAAGAAGCGTTAAAACTATTCATAACAATGTTACCGCCCTTACGAACAGCATCTACAATGTAAGGATTTAATTGTCTACGCTCTTCAATATCAGATGGCTTATTTGAACTTACTAATTTTTTCAAACGATCATCTGGCTTCATCATAATAATAGGATGATTGCTTGATGGACTTTTTTGAACAATCATGTAATCTGGATTTTGAATAATAATTCTACTCCATTTACCTGTTGATTCATCTAACTCTAAATAAGGAAACACTTCTCCTAAAAGCCAATACTCATGAGCCATTTCTATACAAACATTCATTAAATCTATTTCTTCAATCATTTCTGCGAAGAATCTTTCAATATCTTTATTTGCACATTTGATGTTTAATTTACTAATAGGATAAGTGCTATGTAAACTAATAGCATTTCTAACAATTGGATTTAAAGCATAAAAAGCACGAGCCCATGCATTTACCGTAACTCTATCACGTGGTAAGCTTAAATTAGATGTAAGCCATAATGGAGAATATATTTCTGTAGCTTGACGAAAAGAATCCCCCTGTGAACCTGAGTATCCACCAGAGCTAGCTGCAATTTGAGCTTTTTTAGAAATACCACCTAACACAATACCACTTGATGTTAACCCTTCTTTTCGAGTAACATAAGATCCTTGTCGGAATAAACCGTTTTCAACATCTTGAGTAATTTGTTCACGACGAAACTGAGAAACACTTCTTCGTATTGTTTCTGTTGCATCTGGTAAGTGGCTTTTATTTGACATATATTTTTCGGATTTAGAGAAAGTCATTTGCTACCTTGTTAATATCTTCTTGAACTATAACCCAATATAGCAAGTGGTTTTTTATTTTTTTCTAAATTGTTTTTCTGTGATAACTGGCTTGTGTCTTTGAATGCTGATGTAATTAAATACTTATAAGCCAAATAAGCATTTAATAAAGCCATCAACCCGTCATTTGGTGTACTTCCTTTTATATAGGTAATATTAGGTTCACCTGTAACAAGAGGGATTGCTGCTTTTAATTCCATACTGCAACAATGTTCAATCAACCATGCTATTGCATCATAATTTTTTAATGGAAATCTAATAGATCCAGATTTAAACAAATCAAATATTTCACCAATATAATAACTTCTTTCAAATTGAATCTCTGGAACATCCATATTTTCAACAAATCTTGCTCTTCCAGCGGCTTTAATAGAACCTTGAGCGCGAGAAACAATATATTTATCACCATGCTCCAAATGTAACATCTGAGACAAGTCATTAGAGAAACCAATATCGCCTACAACCAAATCTACAGAGTATTTTCGAATTAACTCAGCTATAATTTGTTTTTTATATTCAGGTGTGTTTTTCTTTAGCTTAATAGCCAGCTCAATATCAAATAAATTGGGTCCTTTAACAGATAATATAACTACTGTTGAATAAGATTTTCCCTTACCACTTTTATCAGGATAAGCCAATTGTTCAGCATCAGACTTACCACCAAAGTCGATACCCATAATAACCATTTTTTCATCACCTTGTTTTATCCCTGCTCTCATAGCACGATCAAGGTCACCACAATTATGATAAATTTCTTCTGTATCCATAGGAGAAGTATCTCCTTGATAAAATTCTCCTAATGTTTCATTTTGATAACCACGCTCTGTAACGTTTGGATTAAAACTTGGCTTTTGTTTTAATAAATCTTCCTTAGTAATGTTAGGCATGTATAATTGATTGATATGATAACCAACATACATACATTGATCTTCATTTTTATTAAAAGCAACCCATTTACCTCTACCAGCTGCAGGTCTTTTATCTTGTTCATGACCACAATGTGTGCATTTTACAATGTAACCTGTAATCCAAATATTTTCCCATTCATTGGATTCTGGTGTATATAATGGGAAATATTCTTTACAAGATTCACATCCCAAATGATAATATTGTTGATTTGAACTCAACCACATTTTATGGAAATCAGATCCTTTTTTCTTTGCAGTACCAAAGTACACTTGCACACCACTACCTGGTGGTCCTATTTTGGACTGATTGAGAATTTTGGTACAATTGTTTATTGCATCCAATCTCATATCTTGCACTTCGTCAAAGAAAATAATATCACAAGTACGACCACGAATACGGTCGCCATTTGCGCCTGTTGATTCAATTGCCAATGTATTTTTATTGAATTGTTTAAAACTTAAAGATTCTTCAATACCTTTATCCAATTTGGAAACCATAAAAGGTATTTTATTTTGTACTTTTTTTGTTTTTTTATTTACTGTAACTTCAGTTTCTAAAACAATAGGAACAGATTCTTGAATCATTGGTTGAAATTTTGTTTTTGAATAAATTTGAGCTAAACCAATTGTTGGGAATAAATGAATAATTCTTAATGGTATTCTATCTTCTACACCATACAAACCAGATGCTAAAAAGTAACACTCCATAACAGAAGCCATGGTTGTTTTACCAACCTGACGTGAAGCAACAATAACAAGTGGTTTACCTTGTCTTTCAATAGACTTTAAACCAACATATCTATAAATATCAGCGAATGGTTTCCAGCTAAGCTCACTTACTCGAAATTTACCACCATCAATTGTTAGATATTTTTCAACAAAATAAACTGGATCGTAGTTTAATATTTTTTCTTTCAATTTATCAAAAAAATCTTGCATACATATATGCAACAAAAAAGCCCATAAAAATGGGCTTTTTCTCACATATTGCTTTTAAATCCGAATGGATCATCTTGAATATCATCGAATTCAACTTTTTTATCTACTCGACCTAATCTGCTTTCATCTTGGTTATTAGGCATTTTAGATCTTTCTTCTTTATTTGCTTTACTTACATAAAGAATCAAACGTTCATCTCCCCAATGTTTTGAACTCCTACTTTCTTTTGAATAAATCTTTTGCAATCTTTCAAAAACAGCTGGTACAGGTAACAAACCTTTTGTATCTTGTATGATATTATGTATTGTATTTTGTATAGATGGTAACTCTTTGAAAATTTCAGGTTCACCTTTATCAACATTCCCCTCAGCTTCCATCGGAGA